GCTAATGGTGGAGATCAATCTTTAACTGCAGCTCAACATTTTGAAACAGTAGTACCCTTTACTGAGAATGGTGTTAAGTGGGTTCAAACTTCTTACAATAGAAATTTTAGAAAAAACTTTGCTGGTATAGGTCATACTTATGACGAAACTAACGATAGATTTATCCCCGAACAACCTTTTCCTTCATGGTCATTAGATGGCGATGGAGATTGGCAACCACCATTTCAACCACCTGATCAAGATCAATATTATGAATGGGATGAAGATGCTTATCAAGCAGACAATACTCAAGGTTGGATACTAAGAGGTTAAATATTTTCGTACCAAGAGGGTATGGTATATCTTTTACCTTTCTTAACTTCTAAGACCCCGTGCATATTTGTTTCATTACTTTTAAATAAAATGCAACTTAAAGCTTTCATCTTGAAGGTTTGATTTTCAAAAAACAATTCTCCACCTTCATAGTTATCATTTAAATAAATTAATGACGAAAAATCCATAAGGTTATTTACTTCTTCCGCTCTATCATTGTGAAAAACCATGCTGTCTTTTGGTAGCCAACGACATAATCTCATGTGTTGCCAAGACTTAGTTTTAGTTTTAAATAAATGATCTATAAAATAAATATTCTTGTAAGCATAATAATTTAATAAATCTTTTGCTTTGCCTTTTTTTATATGGGGAAGATGTATATTTCTATGACGATGTTCTTCTCTGTCATCGTAACAAAGATGTGTATTTTTATCAAAGAAAGACATTAACATTTTTGCATCTTTTTTATCGATAAAGTTTTCTATTATATGTCTAACAGTCATATATCCTATCTAAAAACTTATATTTAGCAGTGACTTTATTTATAAATATAACTAGTCTTAATGTTTCTAAATCTGTAAACTCGGTAACACCATGAAATTTATTGGCATCATAAAGTAATAAACTATTAAAGTTATTAGAAACAACTACTTGTTTTTTTAAATCTTTATTATAAATAGTCGTGCCAGATTTTTCACAAATTGTTTTATTTAAATATATAACACCTGCAATTTCAACTCTGTTATCTTTGTGTATATGTGTTTCTTTTCTTTTCCATTTTTTAAAATCAGAAGGTTTAGTTTTATGAAATTGAATGGAAGCACTTTCCCAGAAAACCTGTTGTAATCTATATTCATAATAAACAGAGATTATCTTATTCATTATAAAACTATGTAGCTCTGGATTTATTTTATGAAAAGACTCTGACCTAACACCAGGCCAATTTTCATCATCTTTAGCTCTAGACCATTTTACTTTTTTTAAAAAATCGAAAATTAATTTAGTATCCTTAAAAAAATTTTCAACAACTATAGTTGGATAAATCATTTAGGTCTTTTAAATTCACCTGGTAAACCTAAGTGGGGTCTTCCATCAAATAAATTTTTATCGGATCCTTTAGAAGCAGCATTATTGTAATGTAGAAATACTTGTATGCATTCTTCTCCTTCAAAAGGTTCTCTCCAATGTTCTAATTCATTACCTCTGTAGATTAACATATCACCAGGGTGTAAAGTAATTTTTTTACCTTTAGGTGCATTAGGTTTGATAAGATTCTTTTGTTCATCAATAACAAAATCTTTACCCGTAGGATCTAAATATATTGGCCAAGGTTCTCCACCTAAATTAAGTGTAGTAGATATCTCACAACTAAATCTATCTTTGTGTCTTTTTAGAATATCTCCTTTTTTGTATATTCTTCCGTAAGAATAATTAGGAGTAAGCTTTAAACCTGTTTTTTTCTGCATTAAAGGAAGTAATTCAACAAGTAAAACTTCCATTACTAGGTCAGCATAACAAGAGTAAGTATTTGGCACCTGACCATCTTCCCATGTTCCATACATAGAATCATAAGGAGATATAAATCTTTCTGTAAATAAAGTGTTTGCAACCTGTCTTTTAAAAGTAAAATATCTTTTACAAAAATAAGCCATTGGTTCACTTAAAGCTTTTTTAATTACTTGGTATTTATTTTTTTTAAAACTCATTTGTTCCTTTCCTTAAATAAATTTAGGTCCTTTTAAAAATAGTGTTAAACTGTTTCTCTCTCCTTTAGTTACAGGAGAAACTTTATGATGTATAAAAGATCTAAACATTAACATAGAGCCAGGTTTATTAAATTGTGGTATACTAAACTCATCACCCATAAACATTGAAAAATCACCCCCTTTGTAGGATTCGGTAGATAAATTTATTAAGACTGTTAACTTTATATCATAACTACTATTTACGACTCGATCACAATGCCAATTGTAGCTAGCCTGTTTACTTGAATTATAAATATTAAAATTTAAAAAATCATATGAATTTTTAGGAAAAAGATTAAATCCAAAATGATAACTGTTTATTGCATACGCTCTATCTACTACATGATCTAATTTATTTGCTAATTTAGAATAAAGTATCTGTTTACAATTTAGATTTTTTTTAGATTTACCCATAACATCTGTAGCTTCTAGATTTTTTGGTTCAATCTGGTCATATTTAGAGTTTATAGTTTTTACTAAAGATTTAATTTCAGCAGGTGAAAAAACTTTATCCCAAAACCAATAATTATTTTGTGCACTCATTATTTAAAAGGCCATCCTAAATTCCAAATTACTAAAGAGTTCCTTATTCCTTTTTTTACAGGACATACTCTATGCCAAACAAAAGAAGGAAATACTACAATAGAACCTCTAGGTAATATCTCTAAACATTTTTGAGTATTTTTATTTTTACTTACAGTAGGTTTATTAAAATTAAATTCTAGTTCACCACCTTTGTATTCATCAGGATCAGTTAGAGAACAAGTTACAGATAATTTTCTAATTTTACCGTGTTCAATATCATTGGGTTTATTGTAAGGTCTAACATCAGAATCACAATGCCAATCATAAAATTGTCCTGGTTTATATGTAGTAAATTGGCAGGACTGCATGTAGTCCCATTCATAATTCCAACCAGCTTCTTTATTTGCTCTATGTATGTAAGGTCTTATTTCTTTATATATCCATTCATCATTCAACCATACAACTTGTGATTTTCTAACTTTTTGTAAATTTTTTAATTCTTTTTTAGAAATAAATTTTTTATTAGTATAAGTGCCTGTAAGAGCAATTTGTTGTTGTTGGCTTTTACCATATTTAACAAGATTATCACAAAATCTTGGAGTTAAAGCTGACTTAAAATAATAATAATAATTATGTAACAACATTATTTTATATAGTTAAAATTTATAGCTACTCTTACATTTTGATCTGTGCAACTAGTTCCTGTGTGACTTTCTCTACAATCAAATTCTATGTATTTATTCTCTTCACTTTTGACAATTTTTTTATTTTTAAATTTAGTATATCCATCGTTAGTATTTACATATAATATACCTGTAGTTATCTTCTCATAATTATCATAGTCTGTATGATAACCATGCTCAATATGATTGTCCGTTTTAGTTATAAGATTAGCTTTAACTCTTAAAAGACTTAAAGGATTTATTTTATCTAATACAGGTTTTATCAATCTAAAGTAATTAGAATTAATTACATCGTTAGCGTAGAAACAATGGGTGAACTGAAATACACCAACAGCATCTTTTTCTGTATTTACCCCTTGATTATAGTACCAAGAAAAATCAGCGCTCATTAGATTATCTTGTAACACTTTAAATTGATCTTTCGGCAATAAATTTTTATATACTTTCATGATAAAAAGTTTATCTTAATTAAATTAAAAAAATTGTCAATATGAGTATTTTAGAGGATTTTTCCAAACATCTAGATTCTATTGAATTTCCTTCAGAAAAAACTTCTTGGAATATAGCAGGAGTTATAAAAGGACAAAATGGTTTTTATAAATTTGATGTAAGAAATATGTTTCAACTTAATCCAAAAGAAAAAGCTCAAAATGGTAAAGTCACCAGTAAGGCAGATAAGATGGTTTTAGATATAAAAAATCAATACATAATCATAGATTTAGAAGAGCTTCATGGGTATTTAAAACAAAATGACCTTAAAAAAGTATATGTAGATGATTTGATATCTAGTTTAGATTGGAATATTATACTACCAAAAAATTAAAAAGTTTATATAATAAAAACCTATGCTTCAAAAACTTAATTTTAAACCAGGATTTGACAAACAAGTCACAGAATCAGGAGCTGAGTCTATGTGGACAGACGGAGATTTTGTTAGATTTAGGTATGGACTGCCTGAAAAAATAGGTGGTTGGAGTCAACTAACTACTAATAACAAAACTTTGCCAGGAGTAGCAAGAGCACAACATGCTTTTAGTAGTATTGCCGGTGAAAAATATGTAGCAATTGGTACGTCTCAAGGTTTATTTTTATACTATAAC